GTATACGAATTGTTTGCTGCCCCTGCAGCAACCATAGCAATATAATTCGTATTATTTATGAATAATTTCATATTTACATTTACGCCTCCTAATATTGTCATATTGAATAGAAGAGAAACACCCACACTACTTGCAAGTTGTACCCAATTTCCATAACTACCTATTGAAGTAATACAGACTTCAACACCAGCTGCCGGAATAAATGTTAGTGCTGCACTAGCAGCTGCCATTCCATTTACTACATCGCCAACTACCATCTTAGAATTGCCATCCTATTACATCTTCCAAATCCCCACCACGAACCAAAGTAATTTCTTTTACAGTTCTTGTTTTGGTTTCCCCTGTAGGTTTATTATTTTTAATAATTAATTCTTTAACTTTGAAATTTTCTTGAGGTACTGAATCCCAACATTTTTTACATCTGCAATGTTCGCATTTTACAAAAGGAAAGCATTCAGTTTCATTATTCATATTACATTTACACTCTAATTTTTCCCATCTTGCGACATCTAAAGAATTATTAATTTTCATTATAGAGCCACCATTAAAGCAAATATTGGAGAGTCATTAATTAGACTTGTAGAATCTAAAGAGCCGCCCGAATTAACTAGACCGTCATGCAAATGTGCTGGAACATCCGTTCCTGACCCACTTGATCCGCCGCCAAAGCTCATACTTGTACCTCTATTTCAGGTTCGGCTTTTATTAATGGAAGAATCTGTGCCTCTACAAGAACAGTACCAGCTGCACCCGCGTTTATTGTCATGTAGTTAACCACTGCACTATCTACAGTATCGAAAGATGATGCCGCTAAATTAGCAAATACTCTGTTAAGATTGTAATCATAGGTCGCCGCATTGGCGGCATCATTGTTCGAAATTTTTAATGCAATTGCTCTCCCCAAAAACTGGTCTGGGAAACTAATGTTTGTCTGCACCCCTTGAGGACATAGAACCCTAATTGGATAAAGTAATGGAACGTCTGAAATCGTTGGTTGATTTTGTTTAAAAGAAAAGGGCACGTTACATCAAATCCTAATTTAAAGGACTTCCATAACGCACTAAAATTTGAGGGTTTGCTAATGCACCCGCTGATTGTGTGCATTGCCATTGGTAATTACCGCTTGACATTGTCACATTTCCAATACTGACTCTGCCAGAACTGGCTGGATTTAGAGCTGTACTAAAACTGCGGACTGCCGTTGCGTTTCCATTCTTTATTAGAACAAACTCATAAAGTTGTGTTGCTAATAATGGTGGATTCATTACCATATCTTGAAGTACGTTTGGTGTTAAAACAAGAAAATTATTTTGCAAAGTTTGCTGATCAGCCATAAAGACTGGAACCCCTATTGCGGGAGCTGCTCCCCCGAATTGGTATGTTCTTTGAACTGGAAGAGGCATCTTAAACGCCGCTCTCCTCTAGCGGAGCCGAGACCCCGCCGCCAAACAAACCGCCGAAGCTAGATAGACCACCTGAAAGAACTACTTGCGCAATTCCGCCAGTGACACCACCCGCTAAAAATGCGGCGCCAGTTGATGCAATGGGTGTTATTGGACTATTGGGCATAACTCTGCCCATAATCATACCAACCAAAGAACCCGCGCCAATACCTTTAACGACTTCGCCAATAATTCCTGTTTTCAAACTACTTCCAATTTTCAAGCCGCCACTTCGTGCGCGTCTTGTAAATCTCTTTCTTGAAACCATTGTCTTTCTTTTTGTTTTAGTTTTATTTATTGTTGCTGGTTTTCGTTTTTTTATGACGGTTTTAGGACGTTTTTTGGTCTGGCCGCGTACCGACTTCGTTTTTTTCTTCTTAAATCCGCCTGATTGCATAATTTTAGTAAATTTCTTTCTAGCGGCTATTTGTTTTTTGGATGCCATTATTGTCCCCTTCTACCGCCGCTGTACGTTCCGCTTCTTGAATCCGGCTGAGTTCCGCCAGTCTTTCCGCCATCACTACCGCTAGTATCACCTGCACTAGAACTTGGTGTTGAACTTGGTGTTGAACTTGGTGTTGAACTTGGTGTTGAACTTGGTGTTGAACTTGGTGTTGAACTTGGTGTTGAACCGCCGCCAGATTCATTGCCTTTACTGCCGCCAGTATTACCGCCGCCAGAACCACCGCCAGAACTTGTGTACATTCCTGTGATATTTACACCGCTTAAACTTCCTAAATCCCACGTTCCTGATGCCGCTTGATTAAATACGGACTGTGGCTTTGTTGTTTTACCATTTTGTTGAATAAAGCCGCCAGTGTTAACGGTTGTTGCAGCATCAGATGAACCATCACCGTTAGTATCTTTAGCCGAATCTTCAAATCTGCCTTCTGCTAAATTTGGATCAGGTGTTGTAGCTTCCAAAAATCTTTCCCATGCAACTAAAAACGGATTAAGAGCGGGATTCTGTAAATTTTCGACCCCTCTTTCATGGGCTTCTGCTAGTGGATTAATTGCTTTAGTGAATGAATCATATAAATTTGAAAAGCCGCCGCCAATTCTAGAACCAATGCCAGAAGCGCCGCCGAGTCTGTAAAAAGCTAAGATACCGGTACCAATTAAGCCTAGAGTGAGCCAGTTTGATATCGATACCATATAATACGATACTCGTAGTTTTATTTATCATTTGTTAGCGGATTACTGCAAAATAAGCACTTATCCAGTTTAAAATTAATACCATCCCAGATTATACCATACCCCAAATAACAAGCATCACACAATTTATTTTTATACCGATTCGCTAACATCAATTGATTCTTCTTTCTTTCCATCTTTACCTTTTGTTACAAATTTAGATATTATATTTTTTAATTGTTCTGGGTTTTCTGCAAGCAATTTTTCTCCAAATTTAATTAATTTAGGATCACTTAGAAATGGCCTAACCGACTTTGGAAGCATTGGTGCAAACTGTTGTATTAGTTCTGAAATAGAGCCAAGAGGATTATCCGCATCAAAGTCTTCTTTGGATAGACTTACGCCTTTTTTCATTTGATTTAATTTCCCATTAAGTTTTTTATTATCGACTTCTAAACTTGCGATATATTCCAAGTATCTATTCTTTAATTTGCCATGTATTTCATTAGACCCGAACACATTTTTAGTTATTATTATGCCGCAAACACCCGCAGCAATAACAGAAATTAGTATAATGTATTCAATCAAAAGTTCCACCAAGTAGGTTGGTATGAATCCGTTCTTTATGCAGCTGCAAATCTTTTACTTTATGAAATATCTCATTACATATTGAACACGCAATAATCAATCTAAATCAATATCCTCCCGAAATAATGCACCATGTTTTTCATTATCGTTTTCATTATATACAACAATATTCAATATACCATCTAAAGACCAATCTAAAACTATTTCATACTTAGATAAATTCCCATTCTCATCATAATTTTCAAATTTTACTGTTTTAGTTTCTTTTACCATACTCATTTTGTTAATTTTAGTACGATATTAGTCTTTTTTCCCTCTCTTTCCCCCCACTACCCCCCTATCTCACCCCTATTTTCACTTTAAAACACTACACATAATACGATAACTGTTTTATCTTATCTTATCCTCATTAATTATACCGTGTGGGAAGTGGATAAGGGGGAACGGTTTAAGGGGTTGGGGAACCCCTAAGCGTTGAAACTTTTGACAAATCGGTTAGGGGAAATTTACACACGTTTTTATTGTATCTGTGTGTCTATGTATAATATGGGAACGCAAAAAGAAAGATCAGAACGCCTACATGTTTTAGCCCAAATGAAACAACAACATGATAAAGACCAAACGAGTGAGGTCTTATCCAGACATCTTTTAGAGGACTACATGATTCAGATGTGGTACGTTGGACATCAAACGAGAATGGATTATCTCGAGGTCTTGTTCAGGAGCCAAAAGAGATGAACTGCCCAAAATGCAAAAAGGGGTTTGTTTGGTTTGAAACATACGTCCGTGATAAAAAATCAAAAGGAACCAAAACAGATAATCAGGGCATTCCAGAGAAACATTATTCTCATTGTTCGAATGTACTCTGCAATTATAGAGACCCCCCTTATCTACACAGATCTTTTTGGATATCTAAACTTTCAGAATGGAGATAGTTTAGATCAACACTTTTTTTTTAATTAAATTAATCATGTTCAAATTTTGATTTAGTCGTGAAGTGTTCCCTTTAAGAAACACTTGTTTATATAGGCATTAGATGAGAAGACCCTGAACAATAGTTAGGATTGTGATTAGACTGCCAATTATGGCAGCTATTTTGATTTTAGAAATTGGAAGGCTCATTTAATTTGTATTCCAGTATACGAATTGTTTGCTGCCCCTGCAGCAACCATAGCAATATAATTCGTATTATTTATGAATAATTTCATATTTACATTTACGCCTCCTAATATTGTC